GCCGCTTCCCCACGATCGAAGCGGCCACGCCGTTCGCCTACAACCCCGTCGCGCTGGCCGAGAAGGTCTACGGCGGTCGCATGGGCAACGATCACCCAGGCGACGGGTGGTTGTACCGCGGCCGCGGCCCGATCATGCTGACCGGCGCCGAGGCCTACGAGCTGGCGCAGGTCGAGACCGGCCTGGCCCTCGTGGACAAGCCCGAACTGGCGGCCACCCCGCGTGGCGGCATGCTGGTGTCGATCGCCTGGTGGGAGCGCCGCATCCCCGACCACCTGATCGGCAACGTCGACCTGGTCTCGCGCCGGGTCAACGGCGGGTCCAACGGCCTGGCGGAGCGCCGCACCCTGGCCGCGCTGACCGACCAGCTCATTCACCAAGCATGACCGCGGCACAGGAGCCCACCATGCCCTTCTCACTTGCAAGTCCTCGGAGAAAGACCATGACCGAACCCGTCTCGAACAGCGCCGCCGGCGTCTTCGCCTGGAAGCTGCTGGGCCTGTCTGCGCTCTTGAGCGCCGGTGTCCTCGGTGCTGTCTTCATGGCCGCCTTCGACCCGCCGAAGGACCGCAAGACCCTCTTCTTCCAGGGCGCGGTGGCCGGCACGTCCAGCCTGATCTTCGGGCCGATCCTGGTGAAGTGGCTCGACTCCCAGGTCGACTGGATCAACCTGGCGGCTGCCACGCAGCTCGAAGTGCTGGAAGTGGCCGCCCCCGTGTACCTGCTGACCGGCGCGTTGTCGTGGGGCGTGTTCGCCGCCATCGCCAAGCTGCGCGGCATCATCCGCGACCGCGCGGCCGACGCCGCCGCCGGCAAGCTCGGCCTGTAGCAGAATTTGCACGGCGCCGCAACGACCCACACCCTGATAGCGTTGTGGCAATGCCACAGTGCTCTTTCATAACCCGCTGAATCGTGGCTCTCCCCCCGCACGTTTACACGAGCGAGGCCTGGGCTCTCGTAGCGCAGCATCTGCGCGAAGAGATCACCAAGGCCCAGCTCGCGCTGGAGGCTCCCGCCGATGAACGCAAGAGCGACCGCCTTCGTGGTCGCATCGCGTTCGCGCGGCAGCTTCTACAGGATGCCGAACCCTCGCGCATCCCGTCCCTGGCGCCCCCGGTCGACTACTGACCAGGCTCGCCGTTCAACCACCGAGGAGACCTCTCTTGTCCGCCACCCCGAACCCCGAGACCCCTGACCTGGGCGCCGATGCCCAGGCCGAATGGGACAGCCTTGTTGCCGAACGCTCCGACCCGGGCTCCGCTACCGCGGCCCCCGAAACGCCGGACCCGATCGCGCAGGCCCCCGATCTGCAGGAGTCCGCACCCGCGCCCGCCCCGGCCGCGCCCACGATGGAGCAGTTGCTGCACAGCATGCAGGAGCTGCAGAACCAGGTGAAGCGTGCCGAAGGTCGCGTCAGCTCGCTGCAGTCCGATCTGGCCAAGCAGCGCAGCGCCCCGGCGGAAGTGCAGCCCACCACCGAGCAGGTCGCTCTCGCGATCGAAGACCCGGAGGAGTGGAAGAAGCTGCAGGACGAGTTCCCCGAATGGGGAGTCGCGATTCAGAAGAAGCTGGATGCCACCACCCAGGCCATGCTGAAGCGCTACGGCGCGCAGTCGACCGAGGTGAAGCAGGAAGTCCTCGACGCCGCGGTGTCGCAGGCCCTGGAGGCTCGGGAATACGCCCGCCTGGAGCGCGCGCACCCGGCCTGGAAGTCCCTCACCGCGACGCCCGCGTACCAGAAGTGGTTCGGCGAGCAGCCCGCGAAGGTGCAAGCCCTGGCTGAAAGCCCGTACTCCGAGGATGCGATCGCGTTCTTCGACAAGTTCAAGACCGACACCGGCGGAGTCCCCTCGACGAACAACGCAGCGGAGTTGCAGGCCCGCAGGCAGCAAGTGCTGCAGACGAGCGCAACGACCACTCCCCGACGACCGGCAGCCCCGAGGGCTGCTTCCGACCAGGACCTGACCGCCGGCGAAATCTGGGCGCAGGAACTGGCCCGCAGGAACAAGCGCTGACGCGCTAAGGAATCACCATGCAGAACTACTCCACCGTCTCTTCGCGCAATCTGATCCGCGCCGCGATGGACATGCTCGAACACGCCGGCACGGTCACCGTGCTGGGCGACTTCGGCACCCAGCGCGAGATGCCCCGCAACCAGACCGACACGCTGGTCTTCCGTCGCGTGCTGCCGTTCGGCGCCGTCGCCGCGGGCACCACGCTCGAAGGCACGTCGCGCTACGTCGCCACCCCGGTGATCGCCCCGTCGGCGTTCGTGCTGGCCGAAGGCACCACGCCCACGCCGAACACGATCACCTTCCAGGACATCACCGTCACCCTCCAGAACTACGGCATCCTGTACAAGTACAGCTCGAAGGTCGAGCTGATGTACGAGGACGACATCCCCGGCGAGATGGTCAAGCAGACCGGCGAGACCCTGGGCGAGGCGATGGAGCTGGTGCGCTACGGCGTGCTGAAGGCCGGCTCGGTGGTGATCTACGGCAACGGCACGACCCGCGCCGGCGTGAACACCGCGATCAGCCTGAACGTGCTGCGCAAGGCCGCCCGGACCCTGGAGTCCAACCGCGCCAAGAAGGTCACCCAGCGCATCGCGCCGAGCGTGAACTTCGAGACCGCCCCGATCCAGCCGGCGTTCATCGTGTTCGTCCACACCGACATGGTGGCCGACGTGCGCAACCTGCCGGGCTTCGTGAAGGTCGAGGAGTACGGCAGCTTCAAGCCGGTCCACGATCGAGAGTTCGGCTCGTGCGAGGACTTCCGCTTCGTGTCCTCGCCGCTGCTGGCCCCGTTCCTCGCGGCCGGTGCCGCGGTGGGCGTCTCGGGCATGCTGTCGGTGGGCGCGGCCAACGTGGACGTGTACCCCTCGATCGTGCTGGCCGCGGACGCCTGGGGCCAGGTCGCGCTGAAGGGCATGAAGGCGGTCACGCCGACGGTCCTGAAGCCCTCGACCGTGAACCACGCCAACCCGCTGGGCATGTTCGGCTACGTGGGTGCCAACACCTGGTTCGCCGCGGTGCGGCTGAACGAGGCCTGGATGGCGCGCATCGAGACCGGCGTCACGGCTCTGTGATGAACTGGGCCGGGGTAACCCCGGGCCCGCAACTCCAAGGAGCACACGATGCCCGCTGAATCCCTCAAGCTCCGACTGCAAGGCTCCGGCCCGGCCAAGTCGGACCCCGAAATCCGCGCGGTGCTGCAGGCGCTGCTGGACTCCGTGCAGGCGCTGGCTTCCAAGCTGGACGCCGACGCCACGGTGACCGACACCAACTACCGCGCGACGGTCGACGCGATCGTCCTCGACTGAACCTGACCTGAAGGAACCCCCATGCTGAACTCCGAACAATCCGGCGTCACCCTCGCCCTGAACTCCGGCGCGCTGGCGATCGGCTCGACCACGAGCCAGTTCGCTGTGGCCACCGCGGTGAACTACCTGTACCGCGGCGTCTTCGCCCAGCGCGCCACCGACGCCAGCGAGGCGCTGACCGCCGTCGCCGGCACCGGCATCGTGCCGACCGCCCCCAACTCGCTGCAGAACCTGGCCATCGGCGAAGCCTGCTCGTTCCTGGTGGTGGTCCGCGCGTCGGACAGCGCCCTGCTGGTCGTGCAGAGCCCGATCGTGCCGGCCGACCAGGGTGTCGTGCCGATCGCGGCTGTGCCGTTCGGCCACGTGGCCATCGGCGCGATCAAGGTGGTGGCCAACACCGCCGCCTTCGTGCCGAACACCACGGCGCTGAACGCCGCCGGCGTCACCACGACGTACTTCAACTTCGGCTCGCACCCCGGCCGTTCGCTGTAATCGGCGGTCCCGCCGAGCAGCAAGTCCTGCGGCCTCGGCCGCAGATGCCCCTCGCCCGCCACGTCCTCTTTGCAGCGACCTCTGGCGGGCGTTTTCCCTCAAGGAGAAGCCCCTTGAATGCCCCCCAAGTGAAAGTCGGCGCGGACACCAACCGCGACATGAGCGAGATCGAGCCGGTCACCGCCAATGCCGATCTGAAGAAGCTCGCGCGTGAAGCCGCTTTCATGGAAGAGTTCGTGACGATCTTCGTCCACCCGCAGGCCGGCGACAACGCCGCGACGCACGTGACGCTGAACGTCAACGGCGTGAACCAGCCGGTGTTCTTCGGCCACAACACCACGATCAAGCGCAAGTACGTCGAGGTGCTGGCACGCATGAAGGAGACGGGCTACTCGCAGCGCTCGGCCAACTTCATGAACCCGGAACTGAGCAACGAGCTGATCCCCCGCAGCTCGCAGGTCCACCCGTTCAGCGTGATCGAGGACAAGAACCCGAAGGGTGGCGCCTGGCTGGCGCACATTCTCAGCGAGCGCGCCTGATCTCGTGAGCAC